ACCAGGTTTTCCCTGAGCAAAGACTGTACTCCCGCCGCTATGGCATTGCTTTCCTTTTTTTGGTTTCTCAGTCTGCGGATGATATCCCCAAGGATCACTCCCAGGATTGCAAACAGCCATGGTACCCAGTTGGCCTGGATATAATCTATAATCGCTTCCACATCGTTCTCCCTTCTTGCGCCGGCGCAATTTTAAGTATAAAAAAAAGACCTTTACGGTCCTGCCCTGATTCCATATGATCCACCTTTACTCTGCCAGTGGGATCATATCCCACAAAGCCGGTACGGTCTCCGGTGGATACTGTCCGTCCGAAATATGGTCCTGTCTTGCACGGTACAGCATCTCCTGGTATGCAGCCCTCTCCCCGGTCTGATAACGGGTATCCGGCTTCCATTCCGGATACAGGCCGCTTACCGTTGCCGCTTCTTCATCTGTCAGATAAGATAATGCCATATGGATCTCTTCCTGCTGCTTTTCCGCTGCCGGGATCTCCTGCAGGCCGAACCCTGCCAGAAGGATTCCCTCTTTCTGTACGACCGTAAACTCCGGGGTACAGAGTTCCATATCCCGGTACTCCCCTGTCAGCATCTCATCTGTCAGGAACTGTACCTTTGTCAGATTTTTCCTGGTCAGTTTCCCAGCCAGTCCGTCCAGTTCCGCATAACTTTTGAGCCCTGTTGTGATATTCCTCAGGTCTGAGCCCTCTGAGATCTCCATTTCCGTTCCGTCTGCAAATCTTAATCTTTCCATTTTTCTGCCTTTCTCTCCATAACAGGAGTAAATGAACAAAACACAAAGATACGGGTCCGCTCCATCCAGACTGCCTCTGCGAAAAGCGGCATGGTGGAGGAAGGAGCATTTTCAGACAACATTGCCGTGGACATCAGTAAGATGGGTTTTAAAAAGGCACCCATAGGAATCCCCGTTTCAAAAGGATACCTGGAACCAAGGATCAACAGCATTACAACTGGTACGCTGAACCTTGGCTTTTATAATGCCGGACCCGGAAACCACAGCGGGGAATGTAAAGTAATCCTGATCGAACTGTATTAGGCAGTATTCATGTTTTGTTCATAATGTTTTTGATTCTGTTTTTTATTTTTTGTGCATACGAAAAACTCCGGAGCGGTTCCCCGGAGAAAGTGGTTCCGTTTCTTTTTATGCAGCGTATTTACGATATGCAGCTTTTACATTCTGCTGGCTGATATAACAGTAAATCTGGGTTGTTTTCAAGTCCGCATGGCCCAGGATGGCCGCCACATCCTGTATGTTCATGCCCCGATCCAGAAGATTTGTGGCTAATGTCCTCCGGTATCTGTGAGGATGGACATTTTCCACCCCGGCAGCCTTTCCCAGCCTCCTCAACAACGCCTCAATCCCATTCTTACTGATACGTGATGTTCCCCTTCCCGTAAACAACGCATTCCCCACATCCTCCCTGGTATCCAGATAAGTGCGGAGATGCATAGCCGCCACTTCTGTCAGATACACCACCCGCTCTTTTTCCCCTTTTCCCACTACCGTACATTCCCCGGTTTCCAGATCCACATCTGTAATGTCCAGGCCTACCACCTCTGAAACCCGGCATCCGGTGGAATATAAAAAATCCACCAATGCCAGATCACGGATATCTTTACAGGCAGCACGAAGTTTCTCCATCTCTACTGCACTGTACGGTTTTTTCACGGTCTTCCGGTATTTGATCTGGGACAGGGCCGCGCATGGGTTCCTCCCGATTACCCCTTCCGCTGCCAGCCAGGTAAAAAAGCTGCTGTAACATCTGCGCATTCCATCCAGTGTCCGGTTTCCTGTTTTTCCCTGCTGTCTCCGTAAAGACAGGTAGAACCGAAGATCATAGGTCGTGATGTCCCGGAGCGGTTTCCGGAAGAAACGGAGCATCCTCGTATTCTCTTCATAATACCTGTGCAGTGTAGAAGGGGCTTTTCCCTCCAGACGCTTTGTGGCAATATACCTTTTCAGCTGTCCTTCCGCACTTGTGTCCGGTATATCCACTTCCGTACATCGTTCCTGTATCTCGTACTGATTCAGCTCCATTATGAGTATGTCCTGTACTAGATCCAGTACATCTCCCGGAACTTTTGCCTGCAACGTTTCTGTGATTTCCTGTATAATACGTTCTCTGATATCCATATGTCCACCTCCAATCTCATTATAAACTGGAAGTGGGCAAAACATGAATTGGTATTACTGACATTCGTACCGGATATTTACAAACAGCCGGTCCCCTATGGCAATGGTATAAGACTGGCTGTTGATGCACAGGACATCCTGATTCTGCTCAATGGAAACTATCAGGACTTTTCCTGTAAGCTGTGAAACCGCAAATCCATAGGAAGTACGGAATGCCTTGCAGCCGGGAAGAGTACAGATCCTGTATTTACTGTCTTTTCCAAATGTAGTGTCTACTTTTAATCCGGCATTCATAGTCACTTCCTTGCCATGCTTTATGGTTCTTACCCATGTATCTGAATCGTTTGGTGACACAAATTTGTTCTGCGGGTCAAAATCCGTATATTCCGCACTGGTATTTGTGTTTAGTTGATCCAGTTCGTCCTGTATCAGCTTCCCCTGACGGGCATCCAGCCCGAACCCTTCTTCCGTGGTCGTCCGGTTATTGACAAACAACAGTGCCTTCAGCTTTTTCATGAGATTCCCCCATTTTATTTTTTTGATGATATTCCCTCCGGATGCCCCGAACAGAAACACATCGGCATCCGCCGGTTCCACATTTTCACCCAGATCTTCTATTTTTTTTGTTGTAATCTCTTCTGCCATATTATTCCTCCGTTTCTATGATCGATCCATCTGCATCTGCGACCGGAAGTTTATCCCAGTCTGCCAATACCAACGCTCCCTCCGGGATCCACAATCCCATTCCGTCTGTATCTGTAATCAGGCTTCCGTCATGATCCGCCAGGGCGCTCACACGGTCCCCGATCTCCACGCTTATGGTAAAGGCCTCTCCTGCAACCGCCGGATTCGGCCTTAATTCTACGCTTCTTATGAATATATTTGCTGCCATATCAGTTCACCCTCAGCCGGATCACATCCACCCAGATCTCGTCTGCCACCTCATAAATATACTTAAACCGGTATTTTGCAGCCATTTCCGGCTGGATCAGGGCATCCAGGGTATGCCCGCTGACCGTGCATTCCCCTTCTGCTTCCAAGACTACTTCCCCCTTCTCCCAGTCCTCCCGGTAAAGCTCCCACCGGGCCGCTTTGATCTCAAAAGGGATCTCCTCTCCGCAGACAGGACGTACCAGACTGACCATATGGGCTTTCTCCCCCAGATCCATATAGATATCCTCAACATAATTGATACTCAATGGTAAATCCTCCTTTTTCCAGGCCTCCCAAAAAAGAGCCCAGGGATACCTCCCCGGTATACCCCCGTTCCAGGACGGTAACTTTCAGCTTATGGCCGCTGATTGCAAACAGGGCCCTGCAGACGTAAGAGGTTCTCCCGGCATCGTTCTCCGCCCACAGGTCTACGATATATTCACCTTCCAGGTTTGCAGGGACCTCTGTCTGCCAGAGATCCCCTTCTTTCCTTGTAAAAATGATCTCAGCCCCGTTTGCACGGCCGTAGACCCTGACAATCAATTCAGTCCGTAACCTCTACACTGATGATAAAGGTCTTGCCTGAATCTACCGGGTTTGGTGTCATAGTCACGCTCCTGATTACCGGTGCACCAGTATCCAGTGTGACCTTACGGGTAACTGTAGTGCTCTTTCCTGCCTTATCCGTAGCAACAACCGTGATCGTGTTGGTTCCCGGACTGAGGGTAATGGTCTTGCTCCATGTGCCATTTTCATTGACTGCCACTTTTTCACCGTTTACCGTAACCGTAACCGGCTTGGAAGTTGTATCATCTGTTTTTCCGGATACTACCAGGCTTGCGCTGTTGGTTACAAGGCCATCCACCGGAGCTGTGACAGACAGTGTAGGCGGAACGGTATCCACAGTAAAGGAGACGGTCTGTGCTGCAGCAGCATTTCCGTCATGATCCGATACTTCCACCTTGATCGTATGCGCTCCGTTGCCCAGTGCGCTTTTGGGCGTATAGGTGCACTCATATCCTCCGGAAACCGCTTTTTTGCTGATCTCTTCTGATGCCACTGCACTGTCGTCTACGGTCAGTTTTATTGTAGATTCATTGATTCCGGAATCCTCATCCGTAACTTTAAAAGCGATCGCCGGAGTGGCATTGGTAATAAATGCACCGGATGTAGGGTATGTGATCACTGACACCGGAGCTACTTTTTCTTTTACCACCAGACGCAGGGACTGTCCAAGCGTAGAATCCTTATCATCTTTTGTTGTGGTATTTCCAGCATCATCCGTGGATTTGACCGTTACCGGATAATAATGCCCCGCCTGGTTATAGCTGGATTTCGCTGGGGCCGTTACTGTTGCTTCATATTTTCCTGTGTCATTGTTTAATGTAAGGGTATAGGTCTGGCCGTTGATAATGGCCTGTACTGTTTTTACACTCATAATCTTCTCCTTATTCTGTCGTTATGGTTCCTGCCATCTTCTTCAGGATGGCATTTACTTTGTTTTCCAGTTCCGTATAGGCGGACCCGTCCAGGAGCCCGTCTATTTTATCTGCCGCATCATTGGCCCGTTTAGCCGCCTCTGCCGCTTCCCCGGCAGCTGCACTGGCTTTCCCTGCCGCCTGGCTGGCTCCGGATGCTGCGCTGCTGGCGGATCCCGCCGCTGTATTGGCCGCCTCTGCCGCTTTCTCCTGCACTTCCGGCTGCCTCCGCTGCCCGGTCTGCTTTCCCTGCGGCTGCACTTGCTTTTCCGGCAGCATCATTGGCGGATGCCACTGCTTTTTCCGCATCTCCGATCAGCTGGAGCAGCACCCCGTATTCGTCCGTACTCTCCACGGCGGATTCCGAGATCAGATTCCGTTCTACCCGGAACAGGATCGGAAACGTCACAAGGAGCTTCTGGCCGGAGGTCAGCTGCAGCTGTCCTTCCTGCTCCCCTGCTTCCGCAAACATCTGGGTTGTGGGCTGTACCGTCACTGTGTTCCCGGACAGGGAAGCGCTGTTATAGACTTCCTTTCCGGACGGTTTCTTCACATAGATCCTTGCCGCTGCCCCGGACGGGACCGTATAGTCCCGGAACTGGAACTTCAGGGGCACTGCGTTAGTCCCCTGCACATAGTCGATCTGTACCGGCAGCCCCCGGTTCCTTACAAAGATATCCCTTATGATCTCATCTGCCATCGTATACCACCTCCGATCTTGGCGCGTTCTTTATGATGCCGTCCTCTACCTTTATAGTGGAGTGTGTCCACTGGATTCCGCCGTCCCCTGTTTTTTCGATCTTTGTCACAATAGGGATCTCCCCGGTGTATGCCCACAGGTCATGGAGATACCCGTGAACTTCTGTTGCCTGAACGATCCCGGTCTTGATGCCATTCAGATAGATCACCGTTTCCGGTGACCCGTCCGAAAAATCTTCATCATCATCCGTATACTTTGTACTGTAAATATGTACATTCCCGTTGGATAATCCATTTGCTGTGATCGTCCAGCCGCCGATCTTCCCTTTGGAGGACCGGATCTCGCCGGAGAAAACCCCGTCCTTTGCATAGATCGTCCCGGAAAAATACCCGCCTTCCAGATGGATCTCCCCTTTGTCCAGGTTCCACCAGCTTTTTCCGGTCCGGTCGGACAGGATACCGGCCACAATGATCCCGGCCACCAGGCCGTTTGCTGTCAGGGCCGTAGTCCAGTCCCAGTCCCGGCCGTCCTCTGTCCGCTGTTTGGAGATCATCAGTCCCTGTGTACCAAGGGCCATGGCTCCGTAAAGAGGGGAATCTTCATCCAGATTTTCAAACAGGATCGCCAGCACGTCCTGTTTTTTCGCCACATTGTACTGTGCCCGCAGGGATGCCATGGCCCCGTCAATAAACCCGGCGATCTTCTCCGCAATGACCGAACCGTCCGGACGAATCGCGCCGTCGATCCGATCCACGGAAGAAGATACCCGGTCAAAGTAGTCGTACCGGAAACTTCCCAACACTACGGATTCCACTTTTTTCCGGAGGCAGTCATACTCCAGTTCGATCACCCGGGCATCCGTGGTGATCCCCAGGCGGCTGTGCCTGCAGTGGACGGTATCCCCGAATCCTACGGTTTCCAGAACCTGGTAATCTTTATACAGCTCTGTATTCTGCAAAAGGACCATGTCCGCCTCAATAGTGACTTTCGGCTTGTCCAGTCCTGCTTCAAACTGTTCCCGACAGCGCTTTTTTAAGGCCGCATCCAGCTCCGTCTGGTTTTTACAGACGATCACGCCATGATCCGCATCATCTTCCATGGCATCTTCCGCCATCTTCACATCATCAAAGGTAATGGCAGCGGTTTTGACCGTGGGGTAATTCCCGATCAGCGGGCTGTCCACATATCCGTGATCTTTCATGGTATGACCGTTATAAGCCTTTGGATAGATCCGGGTTACAATGTCCCTGGTATCCACTTCCTCCGTCAGCCCATCCCTTGGGATGTTCTTCCCGTAGCGCAGCTCCACGCCGTAATCACCGCCTACGCGGTCGTTGACCACCACCTCGAAGTTATCAAAGAGAATTTCACCGCCCCAGCGGTGGACAAAACTATTGGGATCATCTCCATTCAGGGCCTCCAGGAAGTTTTTGTACTGGTAATACGCCGTGGATACCCGGGTGATATCCGACCGGGCAGAATATTTCTGATTGGGCGCAAGCATCAGGTCCAGCGCCTCCTGTCCGTTCTTTTTCGTGGGGCGCACGTCCGTCAGCCAGCAGTCCCCCATGGTGTCATAAAAAATAGGCTCCATCTCACAGGTGATCCCGGAATCCGATTTTTCCCGGTTTTTGATCCGGAACAGCTGCTCCCCGTTAAAGGACGGCATCTTCACAACGTTTTCCTCAGCCAGGTACTTCCAGCGCCCTTCCGGGTCAATGGGATGTTCCAGGGCAGCTTCCCACACCCCGTTTAAAACCGCATGTACGGAAGCGCTGGTAGGGAATACTGTCATATCCCCGTTCCGGGACAGGTACTCTTCCGTATCCGGGGGCCGGTAATAAAGTTCTGCGTATATCCGGTTCCCGTATGGCATGAAGGTCGGATAGTTTGCCTTTCCGGATACAAAGAGAACAAGCCGGATATCCCGGCATCCTTCCGGCGGATGAAAGTCCATTTCTTTCCGTCCCTTCTCAAAAAATACCCAGTGGGCTCCTGTTTCGTCACTGTAAGTAAATCCACAGTGTACCTCACCGAAATTTCCATTTCCACTGGAGCTGAAAGCCACGTACCGGATCCGTTCCAGGCCATCCGGCTGGATGGGCCAGGTCAGGTTGATCACCGCATAACTGTCATCAGGAGCCGTACATGCGCCGTGCAGACGGACGAAAACATCAAACTCCTCTCGGACTTCCTCCTTGATCTCGAAATGGACGCCCTGGTAAGTATCTTTTGAAAGATAGTACTGGCTGGCCGGAACCTTTTCCATCCGCTTTTCCTGACTGTACACCTGGATCATAAGCTCCTCCAGTTGGGGATCACGGTAAGGGTAAATCCCTGCGTGATAAGGATCTCATTCTCCCCCGGTTTCAGGTACAGGTCCTCATAATCCCCGCTGACGGAAGTGTTCATCATAGTTCCATCCTTACGGTATGCAAGCATCCGTTCCGTGTCAATGGTAAGGTTCTGCCCTATCGTAGCTTTCATGGTCTTTCCGTTGACCGTCAGGATACAGGTGCCATTTCCGGTGATCTTGTAGATGGGATGGCAGATATCGTAGGGATTATACCGGATTTCCCTGCTCTGGTAGTCATATTCCCGTTTTCCGGATACCAAAAACATATAAGGATGGCAGACAAATTGTGCTTTAAACCTTCCCAGTCTTCTGCTTGTCCTTTCTGAATCAGTGATTCCGCAATAATACACCTGATACATATACTCCTGATCATCTCCCAAAGACAACCATCCGCTTCCAGTCAGCCATTCTTTTGCTTTACGAAACACTTCTGCCCACGTTTCCGGATCTGTCAGAAAATTAAATTCTATTTCAATTTTTATCTGCTTGTATGTCCCGCTGTTTTCAAGCAGAATGCCGTCACGTCCTTCAACTTCATATTCTGTTACCCTCGTTTCCGGTGCTGGAATGTCAGGCCGTCTGACAGGTATGATCTTATATTTTTCACAGTTCATATCTTTAAACAAAATATTATACATGTCTGTCCCTCCTTCCCTGTGCACTTCTCTTTCCGTTCTGTGTTCTGTTAATATACTTTGTCGCACATCTTCCTATTTCTTTTCCATCCAGTATGATACGGTCTCCTTCCACTACGATTACAGATGTTTTTGTATAAGCTGCTGCACCAGCAATATCTGCGACCCTTCCAGTGATTGTAGAATTAATTGTTCCCGAAACTGCTCTGGCCGCCTTCTGTACTTTATCTATATTTTTATAGATTCCTTCCGCAAGACCTCCCATAAAATCAGGCATCCATGTTTCGTAATCCCTCAGCGGTCCTTCATCTGGTCTTGAAAAATGTAAAAAGGAACGGATATTTTCTCCCACATTTTTTACTGCGTCTATAATCGCATTTACTTTGGACATAATTCCCTCCTTTAGCCCATTCATAAAATCAGCTCCCCAGTTCCAGGCTTTCGCAGGTAATCCGGTAATAAAATCTATTGCACTCTGAAATCCATTTTTGATAACAGAACCGATTTTCGAAACTGTATTTTTAATTCCGCTAACCATGTTCTTAAATCCATTCACAGCCCCATTTTTGATAGAATTCGTAACGTTTGTAACAATATTCCTGATACTGTTCCATACATTATTTATTACGGTTTTTACCGAATTTACAGCTGTCGTTACTGAATTTTTTATACCGTTCCACGCTGTTGACACAACGTTTTTGATTGTATTTAAAACAGTTGAAATGGCTGTCTGGATTGCACTCCACACCGTAGACACAACATCTTTTATGGTATTTACAGCAGTTTCTACAATTGTTTTGATGTCATTCCATATTCCGGAAAAAAATTCCTTCAATGCCCCAAAAATAACCGATGCATATTCCTGTATCGCACTCCATATTTCAGGCAGCTTTTGCTTTGTCGTTTCCCATACTCCCTGAATCCATTCTGTGATTGCACCCCAGTTTTGTATTACAGCAATAATACCTGCAATAGCAGCAACAACTGCCGCGATAATACCAACCAAAGGAAGCAATGCACCGGCTCCCAGAACGCCAATCACTGCCACGACCGCCGTAATCACAGGTGCCAACGCACTAAATGCGGCAATGATCCCTGCTATAATCCCGATCACTGCCTGCATCTGCGGAGACAGATTGGTAAACCACTCTGCCAGTTCTACGATTTTATCCACCAGAGGCGGAAGTATCTTTGTCGCAATTTCCAGTAGTTTTTCTCCAAGAGGAGCCAATGCAAGCTGCAATTCATTCATCTTGGCCTGAAGCTTCTGCATTGGTGTTGTGGTATCTTCAGCCATTTTCTGTGCAGTTCCGGCAACATCACTGTAAGCATCTCCCATGGTATTCAGGGATTTGATAACATCCAGATTCGCATCTTCTCCCATGGTTCCAAATGCTACACTGGCTTTCGTAAGTGCTTCCTGCTGTGACGTTGCATTTGAAATATCTCCCACCAGTGCATTGATAACATCTTTCTGGGATGCTTCTCCATTTTTCCATTTTTGAAATACTTCTTCTGTGGATCTACTCCACCCGGCAGTACTTTCTGACACTTCACCCGTCTTTTCGTCAATTTTTGACATGGAGTCCTCAATAGTTCCGTCCGCAAGCCGTGTTGTGACCTCATTGATGGAATCATTTACTTTATCCAGATTATAAGCTCCACCTTCCAGACCGTTCTGCAATAACTGAAAATATTCCTGTGCAGAATACCCTGCCTGGGAAAACTTTCCGGAATATTCTGCCAGATTATCTCCCAGTTCCTGTGTTTTATCCAGTCCATTCTGAGATCCTTTGATCAGGTAATCCATGGCCTCCTGTGCATCCATGCTGAAATTTACCATAAGGGCATTTACACCCCGCATCGTCTCGTTCATATCGGAACCAAAGACCTCCTCCATGGTCATTGCCTGCGTGGTCAGTGTTTCCAGCTGTGATGGATCCAGATCTTTCAGGTTGTTGTTTACGGTAATTACCGCATCCCCCACGCTTTCCAGGCTGTCCGTTACTCCGGATTTAAACACATTCTCTACAACCGAGCCCATCTGTTCTGCTGCTTCTCCCGTTAGTCCAAAGTAGCCATTTACTTTCGTAGTGGTTCCTTCCAGGCTTGCGAATGAATCCATCATTTTCTGTCCGGCTTCTATAATCTTATCCCCTGCTCCGGATAATGTATCTGCCGCTTCCATCAGATTTCCAGCATCCAGCTTTTTCCCGATATCTTCCAGACTGTCTCCTGCATCTTTTGCTGCTTCTTCCAGTTTATTCAGGCCTGTAGCTGCATCCCTTGTCCCGCTTGCAATCTCATTGAGCATCTTGTCATTTTTGTTCATGGTATTGTCAAGCTTGTTGATATAATTCTGTGTCTCATTTACTGCGACCGACAGTTTGGATACCGTTTCCGCCTGCTTATTAAACGCCGCCTCAGCTTTCTGTGCCTGTGCAGACAATTCTCCGTTTTCGCTCTTTGCTTTCTGATATGCATTTGCAAGATCATTCAGTTTCGACACCTGCTTTTCATACTGGCTCTGCAGAAGTGACATCTTCTGTTTCTGCAGATCCAGTTCTTTTACCAGATTCCTATTTTTAGCAATCAGCGCGTCCTGAGAATTTGCATTTTCATCAAATTCACTGGAAAGGGCTTTCATTTCCGATCCACATTCCCGGATGGCATTGTTGATCTGCTTAATCTGCTTATTAAATTCCGCTTCTCCCTGGATTCCTATCCGCGGGCCAATATCATAAGCCATTACCTCACCTCCGGAATATAATCATAATCTGTTCTCATGCGGATACTTGCCACTCCTTCTGAAGCGGCATAAAAATCAAGAAAATCCGATAATTCCCCTATCGGCATACAGTTATATTCCAGATAAGGGATACCAGATTTTCTTGCAGAAACATCAAGCCACACAAGAGATCTTACTCCTGTGTGGCCTGCATGTTTTTTCCTTCTGGTTTTGCTTCCACTTCTTTATTGCTGCCTGTTCCAATACACTCCATAATTTTGTCTGCCATATCATTGATATCATAAATACCGATGGCAATTTCCATGGCTTCTTTTGGCAGAGCTGTCCATTTCCCCTCCACAATCGGGGCATCTTCCGGTGCAGGAATGTCCTTTTCAAAATAGTTTTTGTAAGCGCAGCCCTGGGAAATCAAAAGTTCCATCATATCTATCACAATATCAATTTTTTTTGCATCCTTAGCTTTCGCAAGCGAACTCTTCATTTTCTCTGCACTTCCATATTTTTCAACAATCTTTTTGGAAGCTCCGAGAGAAAAGCTCATAGGATAACTTTTACCTGCTATTTTTATATATGTAATCCGGTTCATTTCTCACACCTCTTTTGTTACCGCCGTAACCTCTCCTGCTCCAATCGCTTTTCCTGTCAAATCTGTTTTTGCCAGATAAATAACCGTTCCGGTTTCTGCCTCAATTTCTCCATCTTCCGGGAACTCTGTCCATTTTGACAGATCCTGTTTATATTTGGAAGCCTGTTCCTTGGTGTTGTACTTATATGTTGCCCCCTCTGTCCTGTTGGTGATTATAAGCCTGGTTTTTCCGACGGAAGTTCCTTCTGAAGAAACAGCTTCTACTCTCTCCAGTACATTTAATATTGTTTTCAGATATTCCATTGCTTCTTTTTCTGTATCAAACCATGCCTCCCTCTTCCACGGATGTTTATAGTTCTCTGTATTTTCATCTGACCGCGTAATCGTTCCCTCAATTTCTTTTGTCTGCCACTCAATAGATTCTCCTTTTGTCGTTGCTGCCTCCGCAGGAATCGCCATCGTTGTTTTACAGAGGATAACTGCCCGGTATCTATCCACATCGTTAATCTGATGTGTTTCAATGATTCCAAAACCTTTCGGTGTCTGTTTCATATCATCGTCTGTTACCAGTTCTGTTACCTCTTTTTCTCCAACATTGATCTTCACTTCTTTCAGTCCGAGCAGACGTATTGAAGTCTCCTGGTCAAGATCCGATGTGTTGAGTGTCAATGTTCCCGTATTAAAAGTTCCATAGTCATTTTCAATGATACGGTTATCTCCATGCAGCGGATTGTTATCCGATGTTTCCACTTCTATTCCATACTCGATCGCTGCACCTGCTACAAAGCCATCAGTATAAACAACAGATAGACCGTTATAATGATAATTCCCAAATACTGGCACTGCCAGACCTTTAATTGCCATATCTTTTCTCCTTTATCTCCTAAACATTCGTTTTAACTGGTCGTCTATTTCCTTTTCCATTTGCTGTTGTGCCCTCTTTCTCGCCCTGTTTGTTGCTTTTCTGAAAATAGGCTTCTTTTCCCTGAACGATGTCCCGCTTTCGATGCTGCGCATCAACATCACATTCGGCACACCTTTAGGATATGTTTCAGTTTTTACACTGCCATATCCATCCACGCCTGCTTTCGTCTGAATATAACCATCGTCATTCTCAATCGGGGCAAGACCGAAAGAATCAATCAGATCCGCTTTTTGTCTTCTGGTTACTCCGGTCAGTTTATGTTCCGGGGTTCCGACCGGCGCAAGACCGTTTTTCCCTTCCTCTACAGGCAGATTCTTTATTTCCTGTTTAATTTCATCTGCAACCAGGGCGGCACCTTTATAAACGGCGCTCTTCAGAATTTCATCGCTCTCTTTATCAAGAACATCCAAAACCTTTGCGTATTCATCAATCCCGGAAAAGCTGATCTTTGCCATCTACGCCACCTCCCAGACCCATTCATAATGGATGAATCCGCTTCCTCCCTCATCCAGATTTTCATACTGTACAGAATTCAGATAAAAAGAAATACAGGCAGTTTTTAATGCTTCCTGTATCTTTTCTACATTCTCATCCTCTTCATTTCTGGTATAATAATCAATTGTCCCCTGAACAGTCTGGAGAGTTTTACGGTTATCACCTTCCACAGAACTTCCCTCTGAATCTTCCGCCCACACAATATAGCGGTCTGTTTTATCCATTGCTTCGTAATGTCCTACATTTGTGGTCACTGTCAACAACGCTTCCGGTATCACCTTTAATTTAGACAGCATATTTCTCACCAATCCTTTCCAGTGACAGTCTGGTAATTCTCAGTCCGTTTTCATCCAGAGTAGGTTGTCTTGTAAGGATCCGGAACTGATCTCCGTTTTCCATCACACATACATCTGTCATCTGAATATCTTCCCACCCCGGGATATTTACCACCGCCTCAACCTGCTGTCCCGCCTGCTTTGCCCGGTAAATTCGGTTATACCCCAGTTCTCCATAATTAAAATAATGCTTTCCTTTGACCTTTAATTTTGGCACGGGCTTCTTGCCGGGTTTGGCAGTATTTTCTGTGCGGTACACAGTCAGGATTCCATCATCGAATGTCATTTTGTTCTTCCTTTTCCTTTCTGACTAATCTTCAGGTTATTTAGCTGGAGACGCAGATACCTGGGCATGGAAGTATCCTGACCGGCACGCTTCCGGAACAAATAGGCTGCGTATTGTATCACAGCCATATCCCCCTCTATCCCTATATCAAGATCAATCCCTTCTCTTGCTATTGCTGCTTTGCTTTGTTTCAGAAGAATCTCAAGATATTCATCATTACTGGATGTAAGCATCTGTAAATCTTTTTTCAGAATCTCAAGTCTGTCCTCATCCCTCATGACAGTTCCCTCCTGTGCTTATATATCCATTACTCTCCTGCAAATTCCGGTGCATCTGTTGTAGGAGCTTTTCCAATACCAAATACAGCAAAAGCCTCACGGATGGCAAGATCTCCATCGTATCTTGCAGTTCCCTTAAACACCGTCTGATCTTCCAGAAAACGCACATGTTCAGACTGTGAAATTTTTGTTCCGGCGCGTTCTGCTAATACATAATTTTTAAAATATCCAAAAATAATTGTATCATCCGGAATATATTTTAATTCCACAATTGCTCCGCCAATTACCGGCATTGAATTGTTCATTCCTGCAGTAATGGCTGCTGCAGAGTTCACTCCCATGGATTCTGCAACTAATTTTGTATGGGTTTTCTTATTCATAACCCACACAATCTCTCCAGTGTCATAGTCATTGTCAATCACTCCCGATTCCGTTACAATTTCCTGGAACAGTTTCACTCCGGATGTCTGTTTTCCGGTAATGACATGGGTAGTGCTGAGATCCTCCCATTTTCTTCCGGTAGCAGGATATCCGTCTGGTGCCTGCGTTGCTAAAAGAGAGGTTACAATTCCCATTGGCATTTTTACATTTTTTCCATACAGAATCGCTTTGTCGATTGCTTTTCCAATTGCCTTTCCCAACGCATTGATCAATTCCGCTGCAAGAGATACGTCAGAATCTTCTAAAACAGAATTACATACTGCAAAATAACCGGATACTTTGTAGCCATCCATTTCCATGTTATAGAAAGCAAGATCCAGCTCTTTAATGGATGCGCACATCTCATCCCAGATAGCTTCCGGAATTTCTCCCATGATATTCTGCCTGGACGTTCCGCTCACCGGTCTTACTGTTACATATTTCATCAGCTTCGAACTTTCTGTTGCCACCTGCCGGATCATCGGCAGCATGATATCCGGAATGGTAAGCCCTACATTCGTAAGTGCTCTTTTGTTTTTAATACATTCACGTACCTGTTCCATGAACCCTTTTACGTCTTCCCTTGCCATCATGGCATCTCTTTCCTGCATGTTCATACCAAAAAATACGCCATGTTCCGTTCTTCTTGTTTCCATTTTTCCTTCTCCTTTTTCTCTTTTTTCTTTCTTTTCCGGTTTGGGCTGTTTTTCCTCTTCTGTCCGGATTTCTTCTTCAATACCAGCAATTTCAGTTTCCAGATCCTTTTTTTCTTTTTCATAGGTATCCTTTTCCGTCTGGAACTGTTCTGCCTGCTGTTCCACCACATCCCGTTCTTCCTCCGGTGTCTCTTCTGTCATTTCTTCAATGGCAGCTTCTAATTCTGCTTCCCGTTTTTCAAATTGCTGTTCCTTTTCTCTTAATTCATCCAGTTTTTTCTTTCTGGAATCCAGTTTATTTCTGAGTAATAATACTTTTAAAGCCATTATGCTTCTCCTTTCAGTTTTTTCAGTGTCTTATGCTTCCATGCCTCAATACTACGTTTTTTCATTTCGCCCAACTGCCGTTTTCTTGCGCTTACAGAAGTATCTTCATAGGCCGGAAAAGTAACTACGGAAACTTCATATAGTTTCACCTTCTTAATTGTCCACTTTACGGTGTCTCCACGGTCCTCAAATTCTTCATCCAGAATATCAAACCCAAAACTGCACTGGTCTACATCCCTCCGCTTAACCCTTTCATACAGATTCACGGCATCCTGATCATTTTCATTAATTTCCACTTCTCCCCACAGGCCTCTGGAATCCGCTTTTAATGTCAGGGTATTTGCTTTATTCCTTCCCAGCACCAGTCTTGTCTCATGGTCGATCAGACAACGGATGTCATCCGAAAGAGCTTCGTCAAAAGCAGTGTCTGCTACTGTTTCCACCGCTCCCGGCCATATCTCGTACTCCGAGTTAAACACTGCAAAATATCCGCTGATATATTTTTTCCCATTTTCCTCTGCCCTGGTTTCAAATGCGGAATGCGCACTTCTGATCTGATAGAAAGTTCTTTTATTTTCATTCATCTTCTCCCCCTCCCTTCTGTTCTAGTTTTTTCTGATCACCGATCATTCCCTGAGGGATATAATTTTCCAAAATAATCAGTTCGTCTAAACCTTCTTTTGGAGACTGGCCCGTCCAGTCCCTTACCTCATTCCCACTCATGATCCCTCTGGTATAAAGGTTGCATCCTACATTTGCCAGTTTTTCAATATCGTAACTGTACAGACTTCGTACATTAAATTTAAAGTACCGTTCTGTACTGATCAGTATTTTTCTGGTCAGTTCCTGTTCCAGAGCATTACAGAGAGGACGGATCCTGGTATTGATAAAATTGTTCCATTCTGATTCTTTGTAATCGCCTGCCCCCACCAAAAAAGCCGGAACATCAAGAATCGCTGCCACAGTCTTTTTATCCAATGTTACTCCATCCGAAAGCGCCAGATCGTTCAGGCTGAGAGGTTTGATACTGGTTACTTCAATCGTATCCGCAGGAATTACCCACGGTTCTCCGGCATTGGTGGTTTCTATATATTCTTTCAGGATATTGCTTCTCCCTTCCGGATTTGCAATCTCATCTGCTGTAGAATCCACCTTTACAATCACCGGAGGTTTCCATTTACTTTCCATAAACCCTTTTTTGGTTTCAGATGCCTGCTTCAGATTCTTGGCAATATCTTTTAAAGCCGCCCGGTATCCAGTTCCTTTCCACGGGTATTCCACAGAGGGATTGATAACAAAATGCAGGATTTCATCCGGATTACAGGATTGTCCATGGATTAAAATGTGATATCCGTATCCTGCTGCATCCGGTACAAACGACACATGTCCAGGCGGAACCGGATTTAAACTATACAGATATCCATTTTTTGTTTCCGGTATTACCACACTGTTTCCGTCACCTTCCAGAAGAAGAGTTCTTACAATGGCAGAAACAAATGTCTTTCTGGTCATATATGGATTCGGAGTGATATCTACCATGCGGGAAATTCCATCTTTTATCCTTATATCTCCATTTTCTGTGTTCTGCATCTGATGTATGGTCATAGATGAGATCAGATCGCAGATCTTATTGACTGCTGCCTGTATTTCCGGATTATCGCTGAGCCGTGTATAATTTGCGCAGCACAGGGTATGGTATGCTTCATCTGATACCAGCCATGCAGTCCCCTTAGGTTCTGCCCTTGTTTTCTTTTTATTGTTCTTTTTCTTACTCATTTTCATTTCCCTTCTTTCCCACACCAAACCAGCTTTCTGTTCTCTGCATTTTCTCCAGATCCTTCATCATCTGTTTAATCGCAATAATATCCGCATCAAAAAGGTCAATTCTCAGATTTGGCTGTATTTTTTCGAATCGGACAAAATCATCAGAATCCTCTGCAGCTTTTACATTCTCTATGCAGTATTCGTAAGCCCGGTTATGACAGTAATAAAATTTCTGCGCGATATACTGTTTCTCTGCCTCACGAAAAGCTTCTGTTTTTTCTACATATCTCTGTGACTGGTCCATAACCTTAAATCCGGCTTTTTTCATCTTCAGTATGAATTCCCGGCTGTATCTACGGTCATATCCCACCCACTTGATTTTGAACCCCATGGCTTTCATTTTTAAAAACCACTTTACAGGCTCTTCATAATCAATCACACCGCCATTACATAATGTCAGCCATCCCATTTCTTCCCACCAGAAAAACGGGATATGATCTTCATCTGCTTTCAGATTTGCCTGCACAACCGGCATAAAAGCATGTGTGATAGATATATCCACATCTTTATAGCGTCCATGAAGCGCCGTTCCTGTCAGATCATGCATTTTCGACAGATCTGCGCCTCCATACCACTTAATCGGCAGCTTTGCCAATTCTTCCAGTGTCCAGTTATACTTTTCATCTGAAGACCGCACCACAGACATATCAAAATACGCTTCCATGGCACTTGTGAACACATTCAGGGATTTTGCAAAAAACTCTTTTCTGAGCTGTGGGTTATCCTGGGCCTGCTTTGCTTCTTCCATCAGTTCTTCCGGCTGTACCGATTCTCCATAGGCCGGATTCGCCATTTCATGTGTTACAGGATTGGTATAATCTATGTATTCTTTTCCTTCTTCATTTTTTACCGGGTCCGCCTCACAGATAAAGAAAAAATACTGTTCATTTTCAATCTGCTTATCCAGAACTTTTTTCCCATACTCTACCTGCTGTGCCAGGAATCCGTTAGGATCGTCCCCCGCTGTGGAAATGCCTATCATCAGTTTATTTCTGTACGCTTTCATAGCTTCCTTAAACAGCGTGTACTGTTTTGGCTTTTTAAACGCATGGATTTCATCTGCAATGGCAATATTGCAGTTAAAAGAATCCTGTACATCCGGATTTGTTGCCATGGCATTCAGTTCGATCAGGCCTCCGCTGATTTCTGCTTTTACCGAATGTTCATTATTGTTATCTATGATATGGAAATGTCCTCCATCTTCATCCCACTCCCCCATATGTTTAATGTTGTAGGTGACAAATTTAAAAGTTTCCAGTGTCTGTTTCTGTGCCGCTGCCACTACATAAATCTTTGTTCCCGACATCCGATACAGAAGCCCCAGCGCATATGATAATGCGCCGGCAAAACTGGTTTTTACATTTTTTCTTGGTATAAAAATAAGACACTCATGGTATCTTTTGATCCTGGTGCCTTTATTATAAAATCCTAAAATATTATAAATGATAAATTTATGGAACGGCATAAGAAGAAACGGTGTCCCCCTCAAAGGTGTTCCTTCTTTATCCTCTCCTTGCTGGTGACATATGGTATTTTCTATGATGCGGATTACAAATTCCGCGTCTTTCGGATCAAAGTCATATCTCCCACTTTCATAGTCTTCCATAAATCTCTCACATGCTTTGATCCGATACTTATTCGCAATCCGCTTGCCAAAAATACAGTCCCTGGCATAATCAAAAACGATATCCCAGTTCTTGTATTTACTCATTTAATTTCTCCAGAGCTTTATCCAGTGCGCTGCTTTTCTTTTGCTCAAGTCCTTTCGCCCTGATCTGCCGCAGCCCTTTTGGAGTCAGCCCAAAAACATTCTCCATATCCATCAGCTCTTTTCTCAGATTTTCCAGTGCCATATAAAGCGCCGTTTTTCTTTGATTGGTTGCCCCGGATTTATTCGTATATTTTTCCGTAATTTCACAGCCGTTTTCATACCATTTATCATTTAAAATTTCATACTGTATGCTTAATTCTGCATACCGCTTTACAGGGGCTTCAAACTCAGGCTTGAAAGTCCCGATCTTCTGCATGTTTTCAACAATTTTGTTATATAATCTGGTTGTTTTTGCTTTCCTTGATTTTGCACTTTCTATGCCGTTTACCCCCCTTTTTCCAATTTTATCTTAGAGTTGGAAACCCCTACCCCCTACCAGTAGCAAAAATTTTTTCTCATTTTCCATACCCATGGGGGATCTGATCTTCCTTTTCTTCCTGTTTTGGTTGTGCTTTCTCTTCCGCGCTTTTCCTCAGAAGATAAATTTCTCTTGTTAATGCATCTACACTTTTACATATCATCTTCGCTGCCATGATTTCCGGATTGTTCATTTCGTTTCCTCCAATCTATTCCGGGGTTTATCATCCTCTGCAATCTTAATCCTTCTTCTGTCAGTTCCCCGGTCTTTCTATTTTCCAATTTGTTGTGTGTAGCCAGGCTCACGCTAATCAGGTTCCAATCCTCCCAGGCCCACTGAGGATATTCATCCGCTGGATAGATATGATGTACTGTATTTGCTTCTTCTGTCCTTCCATACATCCGCGATACTCTGCATTTATACCCATCCATGCGCAGAATTCTTTTTCTTTTCTTTTTCCATTTTGCACCGTAATAATCAAACATATTTTCTCCATTTAGTAGCAGAAAAGCACCCGGATTATTCCGAGTGCTCACTGTTCACCTGATCGGTAAACTCCTTCATCATGTTCATTAATTGTCCCGCCTGACTGACACCTGCTGCCTTGCAGGCTTCTGCATAAGCCTCTGCAATCTCCTGCTTTATTTTATAGCTTTTTGATATCCAGCCGGCTTTTTTCATATACTTCTCTGTTGCAATGGTCTGTCTGCTTGGTTTACCTATTGGCATTCTGATTCCTCCTTTTTAGGATAAAATAATATGCCAGCTTCACCAGGCCGATTGCTATAAAGAATATACCCAGTTTCCACAACATACCTTTACACAGATGAGCTATTGTGTTATATTTGTTTTAGAGGAAGGGCTTTCGCCCCTCCCGGCTAATTTAATAGCCTGTCAAGAATCAGTAAGATGATTCCAATTGTTAAGTCCGTAAGCGCTCCGACCAGCCAAGTCTTGAAGTTGCTTTCGGGCTTTTCTTTTACCGGTCGTTTCCGGTTTCTGTTGCTCATCTGTCATTCACCTCCTTACAAGTATATAATATCATATGGTACACCATATGTCAATAGTTTTTATGCTGTTATTCATAAAATATTCTTATCAAAAAAGACACCTGACTGCTGCCAGATGCCTTTGATTCAGCAACCAAGCTATAAAACTGACTGCCGTGAGATGGGGGATTAATGATTTTTGTTCATCAAATTCCATTTACACTATATCATAAGACATGTGGGAAATAATAGGAAATGTTTACATTGCAAAATTTATCAATGCCTTACCATGAATCTGGGTTACTCTTCTGCGAGTGAGATTCATTTCCACAGCTACTTCTTCCCACTTTAACCCACTTATGTACCTTAACCTCAACACTTCCTGTTCATCCTCGTCCTCCAGGTTCCGGATGCTCTGCTCTATCTTTTTGCGTATCTTGACCTTTTCCAGGCGTTCTTTTTTCAGATCTTCGATCATTTCATCTAAGGTCGCTGCGTATCCGGATAAATCCTCCTGACTGCTGCCGTGCGGCATCCCGTCCTGGACAACGGAAGGAAACATTTTATCCAGGCGGAGACACTGGATCTCATCAAGAATACGCTGTTCTCTTCTTAATGCTTTCCCATACGATTTCAGATATTCTTTTTTCTTTTCATTTTCTGTCAGTTCTTTTTCGTCCATTGTCTCCTCCTGAATTATTTAATCCTCTTCTGATCCGCGTATCATCGCTTCCAGTCTGGTATAGCTTGGACAAATTCTGATTCCATGCTTATCCTCTAGAAGAATACAATACGGGAAAAGTTGCTTTACTGTGTATGTAATCTTCTTTTTCACAAAAATGCGTCTGTTGCCTTTATCTTCCCGCACTTTTGCTTCGACTACGATTTTCTGTCCACGGCTGTATCCGTGTTTTCGTTCCAGGGCGCGCTGCCGTTCCTCTCTTCTGACGCCGTTTAGGGCTTCTCCCTGTACCTGATCAGGGTATCCTTCACTGTTTTTGTACATGCCTTACCTCCTCGTAAAACTCTACTGCTTCTTCGTGCCGTCCACAGGTTACTCTTTTGAGCTGGCCATCTTTTATGTAGGTGACTGTGTTGCCGTTCAGGGAAGGAAGAGTGATCTTGTCCCAATCTGCAGGGCAAATATGATAAAAATTTAGAGTGCATACCGTTTCATCAGATTCCGGATAGCAAATCTGATCAAAGATACAATTTCCACAATTACTCCTGGAATCAAACTGTTTGCAGTAATCAATCAGTGTATTGTATGCCGCTATCGCCAGCTCCGGTGTGATATCTGGCTTTGGTGGCGTCACTTCGTCAACTTCTTGGCATTTCTGGCAATCATCTCCTGCTGCCCCGAAGCAGCCATTGCAGTCTTTGTTCATGGTTTATCCTCCACTTTGTTATGATATTTCTCACAATATCCCTCTTTATAAGCAGCACACGCTTCTTTGATGCACTCACGTAATATTGGTCTTGTAAAATCACCATGTCCTACGAACGCCGCTTTTACTTCCTCATAACCTGTTAAATCAGGGCAATATTTAATATCCATCTCAATCCCTCCTATCAAACTTCTCCAGCATCCTCTGCCGCCAGTCCTCTCTGTGCTGATCGCAGGTATTGTCCTCATGGATCAGGATACCTTTGCGGTCACAGAGGCCGTTGTCGTTGTCTATACAGGTTGTACAGGTTTTATTGGTCATCGTTTTTCCTCCTCATCCAAACATTCAACAACAGTAACAGAGCCCTCAATCACTCCCCATTCACTACTCTGTTTAAACACATGTGTTTCCGGAACTTCTTCCTCTCTCATTGGTCTTGTCAGATACCACAAGCTATCCTCTTTCCATGTGATTTCTTCGAGTTTTAAACCAGGCTCTAATTCAAGAGTAATATCTCCACCAAAGTTTCTAGCAACGCTCTGGCATCCTGTCATACAAAGGATTGCTGATATTAGCAAAATACCTATGATTTTCTTCATTTTTCTACTCTCCTATATTTCTTCCAGTTCCTTTTCTTTTTCTTCCACGTATTTTTTCACTGTTTCTAATACTCTCTCTTTCAATTCTTTTGGCATGACAATTTCTTCATCTTTCGCCCATCCGAACTTAACTCCAAGCTTCAAAATTCTTGAAGCGGAAATAAGTTTTCCCATCATTCCATGTTCCCCACACCAAAACAAAAAACTTTTAATTGGTTTTAACTCTTCTGTTTTCTTTTTGTATTCCTGATACTTCTCATCAGTCATTCTTTGCTCTCCTTTCCAGCTCTTCCCGTACTTCCGGCACATCGCAAAGACCGAAGCCGTCCAGGATATCAATGTTGTTCGAGCAGCTGTTACAATCCATTCCGTCACAATTTGCTTTTTCAGCCATTTCCTGGCAGCGTTTAAAATCTTTTACCATCTGATCTGTAATCTCTACCGTAAGGGTAACGTTATCTGCGTATTTAATCTCCATCAGTTCGCTCCTTTCTTCAGTGCACAGAATGTACACAGTGCCTTTAATGTTGAATCTGAACTTTTAATACTCTGTAAGAGTGGTGTTTCCCAACACGCCTCTCCGCATTCCGGGCAGGTAGTTAATTTCCATCCTTTCTTACCCTGGGGGATATTGCCCTTTAAAGGCATACATGCGTATCCACCGGTTTCTTTCTTGCTTCTGGGCCATATTTTTACATTCATAGATAACTCCTTCCGAATATTTTTCTAAATTCTTCTCTTGTATGGGTTTTCTCAAATTCCTGCTGCCCGATCTGATGCAGGATGTTTTGCGTCTCCTGGCATCTGTGGACTGCCGCCGGTCCTGTCAGGTGGTGTTCCGGGCAAAGATAAACTTTTAACCCCTCCTCTTCTGAGTGGATCCGGTTCGGGCCTCCGAAAATATGATGTTCATGGAGAGTTCTGTGTTTATGATGATCTCCATTCAACAAGATACAGAGATAACAGGTATGATTCTTATCTTGTAAAATACTTGGTTTATGGCGTTTTTTCTTCTTTTTCGCTGGTGTCTTAGGAAATAATAGTCCTGTCTGGTCCATAGTCTCCTTTCCGGGGCGGATAACCGCCCCTTGGTATTTGTGTGATATATTTGGATTTTAGTTGCACCCTTAATCAGCTGCGGTTACGGCAATCGCCATAATGCAGTACCCGTCTTCCAGTCCGGTATAGTCTTCCAGGATATAGGTGATTTCCGCTTTTATCATACGTCCGGTGTTTCTTCCATCCTTGAACTCCATCAGCTCCAGATGGTCCCCTGCCCGGTACCCTCTGTCATTTTTCCTGAGTTCAAAAGTTTTTGTTCCGGATGCCACCAGATCGTAATAGCTTCCTGCAAGACGGATCTGGTGTATCCTTTGTCCTTCGTCGCTTGGAAGATGTTCCATCTTTTTCTGGTCTTCCTGTTCCTGAAGCTTCCTTTTGGTCTCCCGGTCAATCTTCGCCTGCTGTTCCTTGTATTTCTGTTCCTCTGTCTTTTGCGCCGGCGCAATTTGTGGTTTCGGCATATATTCCGGATGGTCTAAAATACTGTCCTGGCCGGGGATCTGTTCTGATTCCTTTGGTTTTTCCGGCTGTGGTACGTTTTTCTCCGATTCTGCGAAATAGTTTTCCCAGGTATGGTTTCCTGCTGCTGATCCGTCAAATATCCGTTTTACCTGTTCCACGAATTTCTGGTATGGCATCTCTTCCGGCTGTTCTCCGAATACTTTAATCAGGATCCCTTTTTCCAGCGTGTAAAACATCAGGAATACTGTCCCTTTCCGGTAACTCCTGCTTCCGGATGGGGCAATCATTTCCGCAAGTTCTTTCAATTCAGGATTTTTTCCGTATAAAGTATTCAGGATTTCTTTATTCTCGCGGAAAAATTCGTAAATCGCAGCGCTTATCTTCTCCTCTGTAGTCTTTGCCTCCTTCCAGTTCAGAAGGTTATCCACGCTATTCTCATTTTCTTTTTCGAATCGGTGAAACTCCCGGATATCCTCCCTCCTGGCTTCCGGCTGAAACACACACCGGTCTTCCTCCCTGACCTGGAGCAGTTCCACCAGTTGGGAAGAATTGTATTCCCGGTACTGTTCCTTTAGTTCCGGGGTATCCCCCTCAATGGAATAGGTCTCATATACATTCATAAAACGGCTTGTAGTCGTGGCGCTGAGACCATATTCTGCTTTGGCAAATTCCGCAATGGTCTGGTACCCATCTGTCTTATAAGCTCCCGACTTATCAATGCGGGTGAGATGCCAGCCAATCTGCACGAAGCTTTTGACGATCCCGCCAAGTTCCTTTTTGATCTCTTCCTTGCTCTGGGTATATTCATCCAGGCTTAACTGTAAATATTCCATACATTTTACCATGGCTGTCTGCCATGATTTCCTCCTTTCAGATTGCAGCGGCGGCCATCACTTTGTTTGTGGCGGCTGCTGCCTGTGCGAGTTCTTTTTTGCTCCTCTGTTTTATTTTTCTGGTAAACCCGTCCAGGAACTTTTCTACCTGGTCCCATTCCGGTTTCCGGTCATAGGCACCATAGGCCTGTACGATTTCCCCGTTCCACTTCACTTCCAGGGTATAAAACGGATTGTCTTTCCGTTCTTTCTTCCGCAGGAAAAGGATAAAACTTTTTCTCGTTTCCATGCTTTCCATATACCGGTCGGAAGCCCCTACACAGTGGTGCTGGATCCGTCCTTCCCGGGTGATCTCTGAGGCTTTTTTCGGGACCAGAATTTCCAGCTCCCCGGTTCCATACTCGAAATGTCCTTTGTTCTTTTCATAATCTGCAGCAATCTTCGGAAATTTTCGGTCTACTTCCCGATCCCGCATCTCCTCTTTTTTTCGGTTCCGTTCTTCCAGGTATTTGTTGTGGAATTCATACATGCGGTTGTTCCGGCAGACGATCTCATCCGTCAGGTCCATCCCCCTCTCTTCGGCCATCTGGAGATAATCCCCGTAATATCGCAGCGCTTCCGTAAATCCCCAGCCATTCCTTTCCTGCTGCCTCTGAAGGAAATTCATTTCCTGTTCTATGCTCATACCCGTCTTTTTCCCATGCAGGTTTGTTACTTCGATGTGTTCACACTCGATCCGTTCCAGGTTTCCATCGGATATCCGTTTTCCCGTCCTCCTTTCCTCTTGCAGGGCAGCAACCATATAACCGCTGCCATTCAGGTCAGAAAGACGCCGGATCCTCTGTTTGTCCAGCCCAAGGAATTCTTTCAGGGTTTCCCCGTTCCTATTCACACCTTTCGCACCCCCTCTTTCTAGTAGTTCTTTTATTAGGGCGGTAAGCCCTGCTTTTTCCAGATATTCTATACACGGGTACTCCATGGCATTTTTCAGGATATTTCCCGGATGGACATACTCCCCTCTATCACCTCTCATATAGTTCTTCAGGGCCAGCCTTTCAAGACCAGTTCCCCTTAGTTCACGCTTCAGGTTACGGGTATACATTACCGCCTCTCCGAATATACGCATTCCATACCATCTGCTCTGTCTTGCGTTATGGCACCATCTTTGGATCCCTGTGTATTTATATTCTCCGTATTCAAAGCTGTCTTCCCGGCTCATGCGGTTATTCAGTTTCACCCGGACAGTCTCATGCCTGGTAAATTCCATGTTCTCCCATCCTTTTTCGGAACTACCCTCCCGTCTTACGTAGAACTTCCGCAGGATATATCCAGTTCCGTCATTCAGCTTTTGAAAAAGACCGATTTCCCGTTCATCTGAAGTATATTTCTGTTTGTTCCATGCCTTACCGGTCACTCCCCTCCTGCAGTTCGGGCATATGGCTTTTGTATTGTGTTTCAGCTTCTCCGTAATCTCCACATGTTTTCTACAGTGGGTGCAGTAGCCTTCTGTCCGGGATCCTTTTCTTTTGTAGAAAAGGTACTCTTTTCCAGCGAACCCCCACTTCTGGATCCACGCATCGAAATCCTTCGGTACCTCCGGTACCTCCCGCATTACCGCATCAATGGCATCTGTCTCCCTTCGGTTTTTTGCAAGGTTATAATCTTTCAGCCTCCCGTTTTGATAATGCAGGATCGCTTCCCGGCCTTCCAGATTATTTCCGGTTTCCAGGTACCGGTTGATCAGTTCCCTGTCTTTTGCGGTCTGCCAGATCCTCTGCTCCGGAAGAAAATACCAGGCGTCCTCGCGTCCCATGTCCAGCATGTTGATCTTTGCCGTTCTCCATTTATTATCTTTGTTATCAAATGTCAGGTATCTTCCTTCTTTTTTGTTTATGTAGATATCATACAGGGACTGCTGCCCGTTCAGGATCCGCTCCCTGGTAAATACAGAGACTTTTAATACCTCTCCTTCTACAACTGCCCGGAGATATATAAAATAAGTGTGACACCTGTATGTATTTCTTGTCTTTTGTCCATAATAATTCCGGTACCAGGGACCGTATATTTCTTTCACTTCGTCCCGCTCTGCAGTTTCAGCCATCTTCCTGGTGACCGGAAGCAGGTGCATGTTCAGCAATTCTTTCTTGATCATTTTCTGCCTCCGTAATAATCCCGGATCAGTTTCTTTGCCTGCCCCATGCCCGGGATTCCTAATGATACTCTTCCGGAAACTCCTGCTGCTTTGAGAATTTCCTTATCCACATCTTTCATGTGCCGAAAGGACCACTTCAAAAG